AAATTGATTAAGCGATAGAAATTCCTGCAGCAACAGTATCCCAGTTAGCAGCTTGTAAATCTTTCAAGTTAACAAGTAGTGTGAAGTATTGAGTTTCAGGGTGGAAACCAGCTTCAACTAATGCGTAACGAGATTTAACTGCGATTTTTGGAGACATTGTCCCTTCAGCAATTGTTTGGATTGATTCAGCCATTAAGTAAGGCATGAATTTTAATCCTGGCTCTTCATCAGCACCTTTACGTCCAACTAAGATACGAGTATCAGAATACTCCATGTTAGGATCAACGTAGATAGTCATACCAGCAAGAGTACCTAATGGATATAAAGCACCGTTGTTTTGGTTAACTGTGTTAGCCATTGGGTAGAACGTGAATTGTGCAGAATCTTGAAGTGCAGTAGCAACTTGTAAGTTTGTAACTACAAAGTTACCTGGACCTCTACGACCTCTTTGTGCAATAACGTTACCAGCAGCTAAAACTTTAGACTGGATACGTCTTTGGATTGTACCTTGGTTTTCAAATGTTGTTGAAGAACCGTAGTTTTGGAATGCAGGAACTGCAATTGTAGGTAAAGAAGCTAAAGTTGTTGTAGGAACTTTTCCTTGGAAACGAGCATTACCTGCAGATCCTGAAGTTGGGTTTAAGTTAAGGTTTAAGTTAGTACCTTCAACACTTGTGAATGTGTAGTGGTTTTCCCAACCTAAAGCAAACGCTCTGTATAAGATGTGTTTGTTAATTGCTTGAGATACTTCATTTACTAAAGCATTTTCCATTAAAGAAACAACATCAATTCCGTATTGACGGTTTAAGTCTTGGATTTGTTCAGTTGTTACTTGAGCAGCAACTTGGAAAGTTTCAGCTTCAACGAATTTCGTGAATGCTTGAAGACCCATAGTTCTGTAGTAAGAAGTTTCACCAATACCTCTTCTCATTGGCTCATAAGGAACAAGTCCGTTTGTAGCGTTACCAGAGAAAGCTTGGTCATCATCAGGACCAGCTCCTGTGAATCCTTGGATATGATCTTCTAAAGCACGAACTAATTCAGCAACACCAGTTACAGCAGCAGCAGAACCAATAATAGTTGCAGCAGATACAGCAACAGTATTTCCAACTGGAGCAGCTACAGTAAGAGTACCATAAATACTAGCAGTAGCGTCAAGAACGTCAGCTAAAGTTACACCTTGAGTTGCAGATTGATTTACTAATGTAAATGTACCTGTACCGTCAGTTGCAGCTGTAGAAGCACATTCACCAACAATTTTGAAAATTAAACCACCATCAATACGAGATTTACCTACGTATTGTACTAATAATGCTTTAGCACCAGTTCCTGTACCAGCCTCAAGTACTAATTGAGTACCAGCAGCTAATGCAGTTACTGCAGTATAGATACCTGAAGAAACACCGCCACGAGAAATTTTAAATACTAAAAATTTATCAGTAAAGTTTGCGTTGTTAGTTAAGTTAGCACCTTGACCAGCAATACCTGGAGCGTTAACATCACGTCCACCAGCATATACATAATCTAAATATGTTAATACACCAGAAGGTCCGTTCATTGGGATAACAGGTACGATATCAAATCCAATTGTTCTTGCAGCAACTTGAATTGCTAATGGCAATAATGAAGGGAATTTGTCACCTGATCCTTTAGAACCAGCTCCGTAGAAGTTAGCAGCACCACCCGCAACTGTAGAAGCTGGAGCAACGTTACCCATTCCTGGAGTGTTAAATAATGAAGCTTGTGGATATGAAAAGCCTTCATTTAATGAATGGAAGTGTGCATATTTTGACATCCATCCTAATTTGTTAGAATCTTTGATACCCGTTTTTTCTTCTAAGATTGGGGCCCAAGTTTCAAACACCTGTGATTCGTTTAATAAATTCATGTTTAAAATTTTGTTTTTAATTATTTAAAACGTCTACCTAAACTTTCAGATATGTTTTGAATGTATTCTGAAGAATAACCTAAAGAATTAGATTCTTTGATTAATTCTGCTTTTTTACTTTCATTAATAACACCTTCGTTTACGTCTTCAGTAGGTTTTCCTAAACCGCGTGTTTGCCAGAAATTTTTGATTTGGTATGAAGTTTCTAGACGGAACATTTTTGCTTGACGAGTAATACGATCTTTAGCATCAGCAGTAGCAGATTCCCAAAGTCCTAAGTACTCAGTTGGCATTTCAGTTAACCATTTTTCATTAACTTCAACAGAAGCTAATGCAGATTCCCATACATTAACAATTCTTTCTTCATCAAATGACGGATTAGAATTTAAAGCATTTGCGACCCTTCTCTTTTCGGTCTCGTTTAAAGATAAGAACTCAGATTTTTTATTCTCACCTAAAAACTGCATGAACGGATAACGGCTATCTTGATTATTTATTTCTGCCTTTTGTTTTTGGACAGATTCAAGTACAGCTTGTATTTTATTATCTAAAGAAGCATAACGTCCGATAACGTTTTTGCTTTCTTTAATTGCGTTTGTAATTACTCCTCTATCTGGAGTTGTTGTTTTGTTATCAGAATCTTCTGATATGTTTGATTTACCTTCAGATGAACCAGCACCGATTGACTCAAACATGTATTCTGCATATTCAACAATGTTACTGAATTCTTCTTTTGATGTTGCGTTCTCAGAAAGATATTCACCATAACGAATTGCGTTATCAGCATGTTCAGCAACGTGCTCAACGTATCCAATTGTTTGGTTCATTTTCTCTACTAAGTAATTACTGAATTTGATAGCTTCATTAATTATCTGCTTTGTACTCACCATACTGAATTGCTTGGTCAAGTTTCTCAGCAAGAGAATCCATGTAAGCAGCTCTGTTGTTATGTTGTTCAGCAAGTGACTCAGCATATTGAATGCCACGGTCAGCTTTTTCAGCAACATGCTCTGCGTAAGCAATTCCGTTACCTACTTGTTCAGATAAATAGTTAGCATACTCTAAAGCTTTGTTTTGACTTTCAGCTAAGTAAGATGCATAACTTTTAATGTTTTCTAATTCTTCCTCCAATTTAGCGATTCTTTCATTCTTGTCAGAAGATTCAGAAATTTTAGATAAACGATCGTTTATCTTTTCAATTTCATTCTTAATCACCAAGGAGTACTTATTCATTTCGTCAAGCGAAACGTAAGACTGATCTTTCTCCATTGTTTTTTCTATTTTTTCAGGTGTTTCTTTATATATCTCTTCACTATCCACACTTTCCAAGAAAGCAGGGAATGATGTTGTTACATCGTAAATAGCAATAGATTCATCGTGTGAATC